ACAAGTGGTTCAGATGGAACTTCAGGTTCAAGTGGTACAAGTGGTTCAGATGGAACAAGTGGTTCTTCGGGTACAAGTGGTTCAGATGGAACAAGTGGTTCTTCGGGTACAAGTGGTTCAGATGGAACAAGCGGCTCAAGTGGTACAAGTGGTTCAGATGGAACAAGCGGCTCAAGTGGTACAAGTGGTTCAGATGGAACTTCAGGTTCAAGTGGTACAAGTGGTATAGACGGAACTTCAGGTTCATCAGGTACAAGTGGTATAAATGGTCCAACAGGTCCTTATGAATATCATGCTCAAGGTAATTCAGATTCAGGTATACAACCTATAGAAGGAACAAACATAACTGTAGGTTGTGTTTCAACTATTTCAGGTGGTGAATGTAATCAAATACAATCAGATGCCTCTGGAAGTTTTATAGGAGGAGGATGTTGTAATCTTATTGCTTGTATTAGTGATTATAGCACCATAGGAGGTGGAAGATTTCATACTATTTGTGACAGTAGATGTGCTACTATTGGTGGTGGTAATTTTGCTAAAATATGTAGTTCGAATTTCGGAACTATAGCAGGAGGTTGTCAAAAATCAACAGGATTAACAAATTCCCCAGGAGGTACTATAATAGGTGGTTGTTCCAACACGGTAATAGATTCAGATTCAGGACTTGTAGGTGGTGGTCAAGATAATTTTTTAACTGGTTCTAATTGTGCTGCTATAGTAGGTGGATTTAATAATGAGGTAAGTGACAGTAGATGTGCATTTATTGGTGGTGGTAATGTAAATAAAATTCGTCAAGTATCATGCGCTTCCTCTATAGTAGGAGGTGCAAGTAACTGTATAAGTTGCTCCTCAGGATCATTTATTGGTGGAGGTCGTAGTAACCAAATATGTGGAGAAGGTGTAACGTGTTATAGTTCTATTGTAAGTGGGTTTGATAATTGTATAGAAGCTGGTTATTCATTTATAGGAGGAGGAATATTTAATAAAATTATTGGTAATTTAACTTGTAATTTTATTGGTGGAGGTAATACTAATTGCTTAAAAAATGTTAGAGAATCAGGTATAGCAGCAGGATCTGCTAATATAATTTCAGGATCTATTGTAGGATCAAATCAAAACCGTAATTCATTTATTGGAGGTGGTTGTGGTAATAAAATATGTGGTAATCAAAATAACTCAAGTATATTAGGAGGTTGTACAAACTTTATTTTTACAAGTTCTGCAACAACATCTCAGGCACAATATTCTTCTATAGGAGGAGGACACTGTAATAATATATTTGCTGGAAGTTCTAATACTATTTCAGGTGGTAATTTTAATTGCATGTTAACAGTGGGAACTGCGTGTACAAAAGATAATAACACTATAGGAGGTGGTAGATTAAATGCAATCTTAGGTGCAGGAGGAAGTTCAACAATTAGTGGTGGGTGTGCTAATACAATTGCTAATGGAATAGGAAGTGTAATAGCAGGTGGTTATCAAAATAGAATATCATCTTGTGGTGTACAAACAGGACATAGTTTTATTGGATCAGGAGTGGGAAACAAATCTTGTTCCTGTTGTACTTTTATTGGTACAGGTCGTGGTAATAATATTAACTGCTCATCCGCAATGGGTATTATTATAGGAGGAGATGTTAATAAAATTTGTGGTAATGGTACTTGTGCCGGTATTTTTGGAGGTCATGGTAATACTGCATGTAATTGTGAATCTTTTATAATTGGATCAGATTTAACTACAACAGCAATATGTACTACGTACATGAATAATGCTACTGTAAAATCACATTTACAAGTTGGTGGTACTACCACAATGAATGCCACTACAGGTAGAATTGATGCAAGTAATGATATTGTGGCATTTGCTACTTCTGATAGAAGATTAAAAGAAAACATTAAACCTATTAATAATGCTCTATGTAAAATAATAGGAGTATCTGGTAACACGTTTGATTGGAAAGAATTATCAACAGAAGAAGTAAAAACAATTCACGGAAATGTAGGTAAAGATGTAGGTGTAATAGCACAAGAAATTGAAGACGTACTACCAGAAGCAGTTACTACGAGAGAAAATGGGTACAAAGCTGTTAATTATGAAAAAATTATTCCATTATTAATAGAAGCAATTAAAGATCAACAAAGACAAATAGACGAACTTAAAAGAAAAATATAATGGCATTACCATCATCAGGAACACTAAGTATAAATGATATTAGATTAGAACTAGGAGCATCTGCTACAAATCAATCTTTGGGCGCTTTTAGTGACACGGCTGGATTTGCAGCCCCCGATGCAGTATCTGACTTTTATGGCTTCTCATCATTAACTGCCTTCTATGTAACCAATACTAATTCTAGAAATGCAACAGGAGCGTGTAACCTTGCTGGTTCTACTGTAAATCAATTAAAATATCATAATGGTAGTGGAGTAGTTCCTTTTCCTGGAGATATTATATACAACGATTCAGCAGGAACTACACCTTATGTTTGGGTTGCTTTTATTGGTCAAGATCAAAATAGTAGTGCAGGCCCAGCAAGTGCTATAAATATGTCATTTTCAAATAATGGTGAAGTAAGTACATTAACTGTTTGTATTTTCTAAATAACTATATATGTAGGTTGTTAGTAATAATAACTTAATATTTATAACCACAAATTAGTTATACACATTTAAAGATAAAATTATGAGTTGGACCTATAAACAACATGAAATAGGAGATATCACTCAATTCCCAGAAAATACATTCGGTTTCGTTTACATGACAACACATAAACCTACAGGTAAATCGTATATTGGGAAGAAAGTATTATTTCACAATCAAAAGAAAAAACTAGGTAAAAAAGAACTAGCTGCCCTTACGGGAATAGTTGGTAGAAGACCTTCATATAAATTAGTAGTCAAAGAATCAGATTGGCTTAAATATTATGGGTCTCAAACTGATATTAAACAGTTATTACTTGAGGGTAAAAAAGATGAATTTGAACGTACTATATTAAAATGTGTACAAACAAAAAAACAACTTACCTATTTTGAAATTAAATATCAAATGCTTTACCAAGTACTAGAAAAACCAGATGAATTCTTTAATGATAATATTCTAGGTAAATTCTTTACAAAGGATTTAGATGGAATGGAATTTGAAGATCTCGTGGCTACCACCATATAATTTCGTATATTACCATTCATGGTAAACCAGTTATTAGTTACATTAGTAAATTCAGTATTGGGTTCGGGCAAAGCTACTGCTCGAAATAACTATGCTTACCATTGTCCCCTATGTAACCACCATAAACCAAAATTAGAGGTTAATTTAACAGAAAACCGTGAAGGTAAAAATCCTTGGCATTGTTGGGCATGTGATGCTAGAGGAACCACAGTATATAATTTATTCAAACAGGTAAAAGCTGCAGCAGATAAATTTGTAGAACTAGGTAGTTTAGTTAAATCATCTAAATCAATTAAGGAAACACAAGTTGCATCTAATGTTGTGTTACCATCCGAGTTTATTGGCCTAGATAACGTTGACTTAAGCGATATAATGGCTAGACACGCTACTGCGTACCTAAAAAATAGGCATGTGAGTAAATACGATATTATAAAGTATAACATAGGTTACTGTAAAGAAGGTTTATACAAAAATATGATTATAATTCCAACATATGATGCAGATGGTAGATTAAATTACTTTACTGCTCGTTCATTTGAAAAAGAACCATATGTTAAATACAGAAACCCATCAGCAAGTAGAGATGTAATCCCAAATGAACATTTAATTAATTGGAATATACCAATTATTTTATGTGAAGGGTTATTTGATGCTATGGCTATAAAAAGAAATGCAATCCCACTATTAGGGAAAAACATACAGAGTAGCTTAATGAAAAAGATAGTTACATCTGTAGTAGATAAAATTTATATTGCATTAGATAGGGATGCAATCAAACAAGCTTTAAAATTCTGCGAACGATTAATGGCAGAAGGTAAAGAAGTCTATCTTGTAGATTTACAAGATAAGGATCCGAGTGAAATGGGTTTCGAAAATTTCACTAAACTAATACAAACAACGTTACCATTAACCTACTATGACTTAATGGAACAAAAATTAGCTATATGATCAAAAAATCATACAAGAGACTACTAGAAATTTCAGATGATTACCAACAAGTTACAATGCCAGATTCTAGGTACTATAGACGAAACGGTAAATATTATCCATCTATCACGCACGTTTTAAGTACTTACCCTAAAGGTAAATATTTTGAAGACTGGCTTAAAAAAGTAGGGCATGCCTCTGAACACATTGTTAAGAAAGCAGCTGCTGAAGGCACACAAGTACACGAAATGATTGAGGATTGGTTAAATGGGAAAGAAATTACATTTTTATACCCTGATGGTAATCCAAAAATGCCTGCACATGTTTGGCAAATGTTCCTTAGATTCGTTGATTTTTGGGAAACATACAATCCCGTATTAGTAGAAGCAGAAGTACACCTATTTTCAGATAAACTACAAGTTGCAGGAACGTGTGATTTAGTATGTGAATTAGAATTTAATGGAAAAACCGAACGTTGGATTATAGATTTTAAGACATCTAATCATCTACAGACAACATATGACTTACAAGGAGCGCTATATGCTCAATGTTATGAAGAGTGTTATGGTATGAAAGTAGATAGAGTAGGAGTTTTATGGTTAAAATCTAAATCGAGAGGTGAAGATAAAGCCGGAAAACGTTTAAAAGGTAAAAATTGGGAAGTATATGAGTCACCTCGTACACAAGAAAAAAATCTAGAAATTTTTAGTCACGTAAGAGCATTATTTGATATAGAAAACCCTAAATTAACTCCATACACTTCTACATTTCAAACAACATCAAAGAGAAAAGTGTAATATTTATAAACAAAATGCCTAATCCCATTAAATTTAATACAGAAGCAGACTCTAATTCTTTAAGAATTGGAAAT